AGCACCTCCAATACAGACTTGATCGACAAAGTTGCAACTTTCAATAACTTCGTTGGACTTTCTATTTCCAGATGTATCTATAGAACCGCATTACAAGTTGGTGCAACTGATGGGTACGGTTCGATGGAGAATTACCTCCGAACTTGTACCGATGTTATCGGTAGAAGCCCTACTGTTTCAGAGTCAAAGACCCTCATGCGGCTTGGAAAGCTAATTTCTTTGAGGGACAAACTAAATAGCGATTTGACACCGCCGACAAAGGAGTCTTAGACATGGCACGTATTCGCAAAACTTGGAATGATACTAACAAGCAGGCATCGCCACCCCCGGCGACACCCGGCTATACCGATCCTGATACTCATGATCACCCAGCGCATCAGGAAGATCCCGGCGCTCATGATTATGAGAATGGGGACACTTCAGCATGGGCCGAAGATCCCATGCCCGGACCTTATGAGCAGTCCGCAGAACCTGCAATTCCTAATGAGGGACATGATCATCCCGCAATGAAGTCGGCACGCGCCCTTCGTGCGAGTGTTGAGCGCAAGGCTGCTAAGTGTATCCGTATTGCACAGGCAATGCTGGGACCACAGGCAACCACCGCTCAGATCGAGGACCAAGCTCTCGACCTGATGGACCTCCCCGACAATCAAATCAAGGCAAGTCTTGCCCGTCTTCAGAAGCAGAGTCTTTTCACTGCTGAAGAGGCCGAGGAAGATCTTCTTGCCACCATGCTCGGCGAAGAGATGCAGGCCGAAGAAGCCGCAGCCAAGTCTGGCATGGGTGAGTTGATGTCAGAGCTTCAGGCTATGCGTGCAGAGCTTCAGGCTATGAAGGCCGGGGATCAGTGGGCAGACCAGAATGATCCAGCCGATGAGACCCTTGCACCAGAGAGTGCTGGCCTTGTGCCGGATGCTCCTGAAGCAGTTGACTCAGAAGCAGCCGTTGCTGAAGCAATGTTGTCTGAGATGCTTGCTGAAGAAGCAGGTGCTCGGGCTGCAACGGGCGGAACCGCTCACGATATGTTTGATGCCTACGATCTGGACGGTGATGGTTTCATCACTGCCGATGAGTGGGGCGGAAGCATGGCTGTGTTCGCTGCCCTCGACACCGATGGTGACGGCATCCTTTCTCGCGAAGAAGTAGCAGCCGGTCTCGGTTCTACTTTTTCCAAGGCAGCTAAGAAGGGCGAAGAAGCCGAGGAAGCTGAAGAGGCTGAAGAAGCCGAGGAAGCTGAAGAGGCTGAAGAGGCAAGCAAGTCCGCAGCTAAGAAGGGCGAAGAAGCCGAGGAAGCCGAGGAAGCCGAGGAAGCCGAGGAAGCTGACGAAGATGCTAAGGAGTCTTCCAAGAAGGCGATGTTGAAGCGTCTTGCTGTAGCCCTTGGTGCCGAAGAGATGGGTATGCTTGCCGAAATGCTCGGCGAGGAAGCATTTGACGATGCTGACATGGAAGCAACCATTGATTCACTGATGGCCGAAGAAGCCTGCGAGCCAATGGCAGAAGAGGCCGAAGAAGCCTGTGACGCAATGGCCGAAGAAGCACCTGTTCTGGCAGAAGATCCCATGGGTCTGATGTCCGAAGAACTGATGTCCGAAGACGGTGATCTCCTTGCCAACCTCTACGCCGGTAAGTTTGCCGCTGACGAGGACGAGGATGATGCTGACGAGGATGATGCTGATGATGCTGACGAGGATGCTGATGATGCTGACGAGGATGCTGATGCTAAGGAGTCTTCCAAGAAGGCTTCACGTCTGCGCCCTCAACCCCGCAAGGCGAGTCAGGGTGTGAAATCGGTTGGGACTGTCAATAAGACAGCCGCAAGCGAAATTAGCGAACTGTCTGCCCTTTGGGAAGCAGCCCCCGATGTTTCTAAGATCTTTGGAAACTAAGTCCCCGAAACTTATTACTTTCCCCGTTTCTGATGCTTCAGGGGCGGGGGGAGTAAACTTTCGGAACATTGTTCCGATAATCTTCCGATAAGTTTCACTAATTATGTGAGGGGATGGTCCTCTCACGATACTCGAAAGAGTTTCAGTCAACACGCCCCCTGTAAACAGGGAGCATAGGTAGGAGAAAATATTATGCCTTTGCTTGGACAGGCCAGTGGTGGTTGGACTGAGAGTAGCTCTGCGCTTCGGATTTTGCACGTAGGTATTCGTAATACCACGGGCGTTCTGACAGCAGATAGCTTCACTCAGACTAATCCCCCTATTACGGCCACCGGTACTTCGGATCAGGTTGATACCACTTCGGTTGGTGTCCTTTCTGGTTCTGTATGCTTTGCTCGCCCCGATGAGGGTTCCAACTATGTTGGTGGCCCCGAGGCAAGCGCGGATACAGTCGTACTCGGTGTCTTCATCAATAGTGCTAACGGTAATAGCTTTGAGAACACCCCCGGAACCGCTTCCGGTAAGGGACCGTACATCTCGGGACAGGGAACGTATGCGAATGCTCTTTATGAGACTTCGGATATCGCTCTCGACGCCGCGATCACGTACTCCGTGGGTGATGCTCTTGTTGCTTCGTTGAACGGTTACCTTACAAACGTAACTGCTGCGAACAACGCACATGAGCGCGGCAATTCCGCAGGGTTTGATGGTGTGGCTGAACCAGCCGCCGCCAACACTCTCATCGGCGTTCTCAAGATGCCACCTGATGCAACCCAGACCGAACTGGTCTACGACCAGCGCGTATAAGGAGGGCTGAAAAATGAGTGTAAATAACGCCGTAAAGCAGAAGATCATCAGCGACTACATCAAGACCCCACAAGGTCGAGCAAAGCTCGCTGCTTCTATGACCCAGCCGCTCCGCACCCGACGTGACTATAGTTCCGTTGGTCGCAAGACCTTCTTGGTCGAGCAGCTTCCTGATGGTGCCCTACCGATCTACGACAAAGATCCCGACGTGACCGCATTTGTGGTTGGTGAAGAAGGTCAGAATATTCTGGCTGTCACCAAGCCTCGTCGTGTAATCTTTCCGTTGTTCGAGATTGCATCCAACCCTGAAATTCCACTGACCCAGATCAAGGAACGTCGATTCGACCTCATTGAGCGTAGTCAGGATCTTGCGCGAGCACAGATTCAGGCCGCCGAGGACGAGCGAGTTTTCGCTGTTCTGGATAGCATTGCTACCAGTGGTTACGACAGCATCGCAGCCGGTACGAACCCCGACCAACCCGTCGTGGCTCCGCTCTCCGGTTCGGTTTTGGCAGATGCCTTTGCCCTTATCGAGCGTCACGATCTCCGTGTGGCCCGAGTGTTCATGAACGCTCGCGACTACGCTGATATCCGTAAGTTCGGTCGGGACATCTTGGACATCGAAAGCCAAGCCACGTTGCTGAAGACTGGTCTTCAGGCTACCCTTTGGGGTGCTCAGATCATCACAAGCCGTCTGGTTCCAGTCGGTACTGTGTATGTCTGTTGCGAGCCTGAGATGTTTGGTCGGATTCCTGTCCGTACCGAACTGACTGTTCTCTCTGCTGATGATCCAAAGGCTCGTACCATTGGTTTCTCAGTCTTCGAGAACTTGGGCATTGGGGCATATAACCCCCGTGGTCTGACTCGTCTGACCGTGACCCGATAAGCATTTAGCTGTCGGTTCGATTTGAGACCCGGCTCCCACTTTTGTGGGGGTCGGGTTTTATTTTGCCTAAATTATCTTGTCCAATTTATATTCCGATTTTGAAACAATTACTTTATAGCTAAAGCCCCCGATTTGATCTTTAGAAATCTCTATCCGTTGGTTGGGGGAAAGGCATAAGAGGCTCTGGTAGTTGATTGATAGTCCTTATGTAGTGAGTAAGGGGAAAGCAATGGTTCCCTCAAGAACACTATGCGTGAAGGAGTGAGCCTTGTCAGAAAGCAAAGATATTCGACTGACAGATTTCCGATTAGCGGGATTTCTGGTTGCCCGAGGAACTAAGTTTCAGGGAACAGACATCAATGACCGTCAGGAAGTCGTATTTATTTTCAACAACGAAGAGAACGTGGCTCAAAACTCCTTGAACGAATACCCCGGATCACCCGAGCAACGCTATGACGCCGCTTGTAAGACCATGCACGACTTCGTGAAGGTCGCAAGCCAAGCTAATAAAAAGCGCCGGTAAAGTGCTTCGATGAGTAAAGTTAGTGGAAGAAAAAAGAGTAGTGACCGCAGGCGTCAAAAGCGCCAGCAAGACAAAGCCCTCAAACGTCGTAAGACACGTAGACCGTATACCCCAAAGGAGAGACCTCTAATGTCCCGCACAGATGATATGGAATTCATTGACCAGCAGCTTCAAGAGTTGCAGGATCAAATTCACGCAATCGCAGAAGAACACCAGAAAAAGTACGACGAGATGAGTGAGCAGATCCAAGCGATCATCAGGGACGCCGGAATTTTCGACGAGGTTAGCTCGTTGGAGAAGGAACGCGCCGCACTCATTGAATCGAACCAAGCTCTGATCACGGATATCCAGACTAAGGGTCAGGATCTTATGCGAACCCGTGCTTTCTTAGAGAAGCGTGCCGATAGCCCAGCGGACAAAGAAGCCCCCGCAGAAGAAGCCGAACCAGAGCGCAAAGCTGTGGTGAAGAAAAAGGCTGTCCATCGCAAGTCAGAAGGCGATGCGGACAAAGATTAGGTTGAGCTTGCTTGCAAAAAACGGCGATTCAATAATGATACGCCCGTTTTCTGCCCTTACCGAGAATACTTTCGATAACGATTGAATACTCAACCTATACAGGTGTAGCCGGTTCGGATTCCGGCAGCCAAACGTACATCTCCCGATGGGATGTTTAGATTGAATGTAGATGTATAGACCGCCTTTATCGGCGCATTGGTTTTCGCAGTACCTATGACGTGCCCACTGATTGGCTACGTCGATCTAAACAATCGTGGTGGGAACACCACATCCAACAATCGTGGTGGGAACACCGCAAACAAACTTTTTTCGGGAGAAAAATAAATGTCTTATCAAAATTACAACACAGGACTGACCGCCACACATGACGGAAAGCTCCTTACTTTAGAGCAGGGTCGTGTCAAAACGGCATCTGACGCCAACGAGGTTCACTCGTTTCCAGCAAAGCTGAAGCTCGCCAAGGTCAATCAAGACGACCTCTGTCTTGAGGTCTCCGGTGGTGCTAAGTTCGCCAAGCACATCCACGTCTCAGACCCCAGTGCCATCTTTGATGTTGATGCCAGTGCGAGGTTCTCCAAGGATATCCTCCTTGATGGTGCTTCCGACCAGATGATCTCCAGCAGCGAAAATGACCTGACCCTACAGGCCGCTTACAGTGGCAAGAAGGTGGTCTTGGCTGGTGACGCTGGTGTCCATGTTGAAGGCTTCCAATTCGACGGATCTGCCTTGGTCCTCCCCGACTCCGCCACGATTACAGGCGCAGCGGCCAAAAACCTTACGCTTTCGGCTGGCGGGTTCGTCAAGATTGAAGATGTGAAGTTCGACGGTTCTGCTGTCACTTTCGACGGTTCTGCTGACGGTAGCATCGCTGCTGATACTGGCAAGAAGTTGGACATTACCTCCAACGATGCTTGTACGTGGCAGGCCAGTTCGGGTCTTCTCACAATTGATGGTGTGGGGGGTCTTCTGGCCAAGTCCACCGACGAAGATGTGAAAATCTATGCAGCGGCTAACGCCAAGAATGTTTTCATTGGTGACAGTGATTCACAATCTATCGCTGTTACGGCGAACGGCATTGGAAGCATTGCCTCTCTGACTGCAAAGCCAGCGACTGATCTGTCGGTTCAAGGTTCTGATGATAAAGAACTTCTCTTCAAGGTTCAGCAGGGTGGTGGTTCGGTTGCTACTGCGCTGTCAATCGCGAAGAGCGGTCACGCTACTTTTGGTATGAATGTTATCGTTACCGGCGACATGACTGTCAACGGTACAACCACGACGGTCAATTCGACTACCCTTACGGTGGACGATAAGAACATCGAGCTTGGTTCGGTCGATAACCCAACTGATACAACTGCTAATGGTGGTGGTATTACTCTGAAGGGTGCATCAGACAAAACCTTCGCTTGGGGTCAAACTTCAGGTCGTTGGGAGTCCAGTGAAGGAATTACGCTTTCCGCTGGTAAGTTGGTCGTTTCCGACGCAACCGCTGGTGGTTCAAGTGGTGGTTCGGTTGAGCTTGCAGGTGGTATCAAATCTGCCAAGGCTATCTATTGTGGGGAAACTCTCCACGCTGCGGGCACTGGTGTTGCATCAGCGACAGCGGCTTCTGGTGGTATCTCTACTGCTGGTGGTCTACACATTGCCAAGAATATGTACGCAGGCGGAGCGGTTCAAATTGCCGATTTGACTGAGGCCAGTTCAAGTGGTGGTGCTCTCGATGTCTCTGGTGGTGTCAAAATTGCCAAGAAGCTCTATGTCGTAAGCGATATGGAAACTGTTGCTTCGACCACATTGAGCGTTGGTTCAAGTTCTCAGGCTGCTGCTCTGAAGTATGCAACTGCATATGCTTCGGGTGACCATGGCTTTGATGGCTCTGCCTTCTTCGGGTACAGTGCAGATAAGTCAATCAAGCAATTGGAGATTGATGGATTAGGTAATCTGATCCAGACTCCTGCTGATTTTGGAAGCCGGTCCAGTGCTGGTAATGCCATGAACGCCCGCATCTCGATGATGCCTTTCACTGCCTCGGGTAGCGAAGCTATCACAGCCGGTAAGGTTGTGATGGGTAAGATGAAAGAGGAAGGTGGATTCTGCATGTTGGCGGCAGAAGGTGATCCAGTAGCGAGCAGCCCTGCCCGCCAAGGTGCCTTCTTGGGCATCGCCGCAGCATCCCTGACCTCAGATGGTGTTGCTCAAGTGGTTATGGCCGGATCAGTCATGGTCAAATTGGGGGCGCACGGGGTATCCACCAACGCAAACCTTCTTGGTGAGACGTACTGTGGACAGGCGGTCTTTTGGGTCGCAGGTCAAGGTCTGTTCTGTGAAGCGAACCTTCCATCCGCCCTTCCAGCCGGATACACCCTCGTTCGAGTGGGAATCATTGTGGGCTGTGCGAAGGATCTCAGCAGCGGAACATCCGCTGAATGGGATGCTCGTATCAGTCTTGACGCCAGTGATGTAGCCGGAATCCAGTAAGATTAGCCTCGCCTAATCTTTAGGATTGTTATTTGAGCTAAAGCCCCCGGTAGG